ACAGTCGGACAGGCTTTAGATTTGAAGCAGGACTACCTTCAAGAGGTGAAATGTTATTAGCACAATCTCCTTCAGGGGGATTTCAAAATATAGGTAACGTTGGAGGGATGCTAGGAGGAGAGATAGGAGATCCCGCTCCAAATGTTTTTTCAATGCGTCCTCGTATTGGTTATGACGAACAAGGTCTTGATGTAGGAGGAAGCATGAATGTCCCTATTGGTAAAGATGGACGCGTTCAATTTACCGGTGGATATAGACCTGATTCAAGTAAACTAAATCTAAAAGGAACAATAGGACAACCGCCAGGAAGTCAGGGATTAGGAATAGATTTTTATGTTAATAAACAATTAAACAAAAAACCAGAAGGTAATGATATTGGTGTAGAAGCAAGATATAGCACTCAGTTTTAAATCCCAAAAAGCTAATAAAGATGCTAAGATTTACAAAACCAAATTCTAATAAATAATCTGTGGACGCTAACTCTCGCCTAAAAGAAATTGTTGATTCCTACATCGAGAAAGATGGCGGAGCAAATATTGACACAGGTATTGTTGCGTCCCACGTAGCACAAATGAAACTCTTTGGTATCCGCCAAGGGGTAGAATTTTTTCCTTCTCAAGATAATTTTGGTAATCAACGCAAAGATTTTGTCGACAGAGTACTCAAATACAACAGGATGGATACACGCCTAGATTCAATCTGGGAGTATTTTCTGTGTGATGGACAAGGTTTGTTTTATATTAGACCTACTGAGTCTAATTACCGACTTTACTTTTTCCGCCAACATGAATATCGTTCTTACTACGGTATTAATGGTGAACTAGAAGAAGTAATTATTATCTATAGCTATAAAGTAAGGCAGGGAACAGGCTTTAGTGATGGCATTAACGTCACTAATATCTCAGGTAATGCGATTACTGGACCACAGGGAGCCAAGCGATATATTAAATTATCAATCAAAGACAAGGTAATTGAAGAAACACATAGTGAAGGAGAGATGTCCTTTGACTTACCTAGTTATAATGTCCCAGGACGTACTCAAACATTCAAAAATACACTCGGATTCATTCCCTGTGTAGAAATATTTAATAGTCCAAAGGGTTTTTCTAACGAAGGAGTAGGTGAATTTGACGCATTAGCCAATCATATTGTCACGCATGACGAAATGGTACGCACCATGCGTAAGAATGTGCAGTTCTTTGGTAATCCAACCCTTCTCTCATCAAGACCTAAGACAGATCTGATGGAATCTGGGTCAGACTCGACAGTTCAACGTCCTTCTATTGCAGCAAACTCCGGTTTTACTGGATTAGGGGCCTTGAGTCAGTCAAGATTTAAGTCTGATCCACTCTCTAGGGGTATGGATGGACAAATTAGGGTGCCTAGGGTGATAGCCAACCTGGAACCTAATGATCGTGTTGGTTATATTGTCCCAGATGCTATCACTGGTGACCAAAATAACTTTGCACGTCAGTATCGAGAAGAAATACGGACAGCTTTAGGGGGTGTAGACGACCTTTCTATCTCCGCTGGTATCACAGCAACAGAATACAAGTCATTATTCGGTCGTGTATCAGCAACATCTAAGAAAAAAGCAAATGCTATTTATACATATGGTATTTGTAGGTGTTTAGAGTTAATCATCTATCAAGAAGAACGTTTATTCCGTGATACCTTGGCTGCTGCCACAGGAATTGAGAAGCCAGTTGAACCAACAGAGAACGCATCTAAAGAAGAAATTGATTTATACGAAGCAGGTTTAAAAGGATTTGAAGAAAAGATTAAAGAAGTAATGAAGGTATGTGTAGAGACTCAACATATACCTACAGGAGTCATCGGCCTAATACCAGACGGGGATCTGACCATGCTTTGGCGTTGGTTAGGTCCTGTTTACGAAGACTCTACACAGGATATACTTAATAATTCTATTGTGGTACGTAACCTCCAAGAATTAGGTGTTGATAGTATTGAAGCACTGAAGTACCTCTTCCCGTCAAAAACGGATGAGGAGCGGGCCGCGATGTTATCGGGGTTCCCATTCAGAATGGTCAACGAACTGCAGGGTGCATACTCTGCTTTTGCGAAATTAGTGGGGGGCATGATGCAGACCCCTCACCCGCAGTCACCGGATTTACCTATGGCTGCTGATCCACGTCTTGACCTTACACCTTATCTGTATCGCACCTTAGAAGCATTACAAAAGGAGATGAGTTATGCAGGACGTTACCGTCCAATCGATCCCACAGATGAGCCAAGTACCGACCGCAGTAGCACCAAGCAGCTACGTGGCAGTACCAGCGCCTCAGGCTCCGGGACAGAGCTACCAGGGACCGATCAATTACCAGGTGGGTACCAATTACCCCCAAGCGGTGCCACAAGCGCCTATCAGCTACCAATCAAGCCCTACTCAGTACGCCCCCCAATCCCAACCGGCGGCACCCCAGAACAGCCCATGGGAATCGGCGTTCAACAAAGTAGTGGGTCTGCTGAGCGCACCAGTCCAATCCCCGTTCCAGGGTCAACCCTCGGCTCCGACGCCAACATACGCCCCGGCCAATTACGGTCAGACGTACAACGGCCAACCTATGCCCAGCTTGGGGACGCAGACCTCGTATCCCAACCAGGAATACTCAACCAATTATTCCCAAACCTCCTCCAGTCCCTCACTGGCGGACGTAGCGGATTACCTGGGCCTGAGCAACGAAAGCCGCCAGGCAATCGACGCGTTCGGGGTAGAAGCACCGGCCGTCCTAAATAACTATGCTCTCCAACTGGAAAGCATGTTGGACAGTGCAGTTGCATGGGGCTTTAAAGCAAAAGATCTGTTAAGTGGTTACGCCAACTTTGCGGTAAATGAGTGTCAAGAGAATCTCGCTTATAACGAAATTCTTACTAACCCTGATGTACTGAGTGATTATACTCTTAAGTTCTTCGGTCCTGAAGGTCCTTATCCTGTTTACGAAAGTGAGCAAGATTTGAATACCCGTGGCTATCGCACAGAGCAAGTAGTACCTGGGTATGGGAATTTCCCTGCGCCTCCTGATGCTGCTGGCCCACAGCAACCCCAAAACTTCTGGGGTGGCTTCAATGAAATGATGGCACGAGATCCTCAGAATGCCTGGCGTGTTCTTAACCAAGCTCAACCCAATACTGTAGCTAACAAGCTATTTGTAATGGAGTGAAGAACGATGAAATTCGCTGGTAAATATGCTAATACAATCAGCAGAAATCCAGTAGCTTCTGCAGTGGCTGGCGGTCTTGGTGCTGCTGGCCTTGCTACCTTAGGAAATATTGTTTCTGGGCAAGCTGCTGAAGAAGACCCTGGTCGATTAAGCATTGAAGCATTAGGTGCAGGTGCACTGGGGGCTACTTTCGGCTCACAAATTCCAGGTCTGCGAGGAAGAGCAGCTAGTGCCATGCGTAATATTGGCGCACTTGGCCTCAATAATCCAGGTGCTCTTGCACGTCGATCAAGGATGTCACCCGCCGAGATTCAATCAGCTCAATTTGCTGGCGATATATTAAACGCAGCCGTTCAAGAAGGTGCTGATCCTCGTGTCTTGGCGAACGATCTAAAAACAAATCTGCGTAGAGGTCAAACACTTATTAACACTGCCGGAATTCCACTTGGGTTAACAGCTGCAGGCGGACTTGGTGGCATGGTTGGTGGTGGTGTATCCAATATGGCACAAGCTGTTGGTGTGCCAGGATTTACAGATCAACGTATTGATCCCGAATCTTACGGATCTAGTAATTCACCCGGTGCCCGGTACAAACAAACAACAGGCACTGCGGGTATTAGTAACTATCAAAGATAGTTAAATTAATACCTGCTAAAATTTTCATAGATAAAGACAGTTGTACGTCTGAATCTTTTCACCATACATCCTGCAATATAGGAGGATAAACTAAAGTGTTTATTGATACCGATTTTCCAAAGATCTTAGGTGCAGAACTTTACCGTCCTCACCCTGCTTACATCTGCGAGATGGCCGTAGAACCAGTAGTGGTTCATGACTTTACTCGTCAGCCTGGTCAAACCGTTCAACTTGATCGCTACAAATTCTGGGGCACTCCTGGTACTAAGGATAGCCGCGAACGTATTTCCGATCAAACCATTGGTACTGCTAACAGCCGTAACATCACCAAGGAAAAAGTCCTTGTGGTGCTTAAGGAATACACTGGCCCTGCGGATCCTTCTGATCCTACTCAGCCTAGTACCTTTAAAATTGCTCGTGAAACTCTGATTACTGCTCAGCGCATGTTGCTGGACACAGGTAATCTGAATATGTTCCACCAGTCTATTGGCTCCCTTACACTTCTTGATGATTATCGCCGTTGGCGTGATCGTGTGTTTATTGATGAACTAGCCAAAGCAGAAGCTAATGGCGAAGCATCAACATCACAAGGTGGTTACTACTTCCCAACTGGTGCAGCTAAGGATTCCAGTGGCCGTATTTCTTACACCACTGCTCAGTACACAGCTAATTCACAACAGTTCCACGTATCTACCGACCTGTTGAATGTAGTTAAGGATCTCCGTAAGCGCAACGTTCCTACCTTCTCTGATGGTTTGTATCGTTGTATTTGCGATCCTACTTTCATGATGCACTTGCGTCGTGATTCTGACTTCCGTGAAATCGCACGTTATTCAGGTAATCCTGGTCAAGGCATGTATATGTCTGGCAATCCCATGATGCCTAATAACGCCAGCTTCTACCAAGGTCCTCAAGCGGGTCAAGGTTACTTCCTGGCTGGTGAACCTGTAATGCCTACTGGCGTTCAGTTTGAAGGTGTTAAATTCTATGAATCTACCAACTTCCCAACCAAGAATATTACAGCTAGCTTTACTGACTCTCCTGCTTATACTTCCCAGGAAGTAGCCCAAGGTTTCTTCTTTGGTCCTCAAGCAGTAGGTGTTGGTGTAGGTGGTCCTAATGCTCAAGTTCTTATTAACAATAATGATGACTTCAGCCGCTTTATCATTCTTATCTGGCAACTGTATGCTGGTTTTGAAATCCTGAACAAGGACTTTGTTACCACTGCTTACAGCTTCGTTAGCGATGACGGCATTCTTTGATACAATAAATAAAACAACAAGGAGAAATAAATGACTTATTTGACTTCCAAAAAGATCTACCCTGGTAACTGGGTAGAAGCTCTTAATGGCTGGTACAAAAACTTTGACTCCACTGGTGCTGGTGGAACTGCAGATGCATCAAAGGCTGGTCCTACATCTGTTCTAGCTATTCCTGGCTATCGTTATTTTCAGCAACGTGGTTATGTTCCTGTAACCTGGATATCTGGTGATTCTGCTACTTATGGTCAAACCATGAGTGTTATCATCCCATCTCCTTACAGGCAAGATGATACCCGTACTGATATTACCGGAATGGTAATCAGTGGTAATTCTGTCCAAGCAGGCTATGTTTACCGCGCTGCAATCTCCGTTGGTTCTGGCTGGGGAGACAATCGTGTTGCTTCTGGTGTTTATAACACTACCGGTAACGTAATTGCGTTTGGGCGTGATAGCTCTGGTCCAGTTGCTGCTTCTGGTGAAGCAGTTGCTGCTGCTGTACTATCTTCTACTGTTTCAGGTGAAGGTGCCGGTACGGTTTATTTTGCAGGTGGTAGCCAAGGTTTTGGTTCAGTTCCTGTATTTATTGGACCTGCATCTGGTTTACAAATAAACACTGGCTCAGGTTTTGTAAACAGTGGTGCTGTCTACAAACAGGTCACCTCTGCTGAAACCTATAAGGTATACTCTAAAGCTACCGCTAATTCCACTTCTGTTGCAGGTGGTGTATACATCTCCGCAGCAGACAAAAATGCTGGTCTAACCGGTTATTTGTTTGTGGAAGTTTGTTACCTGGTTCCTGATAACGCTCCTGATTACAGTGATCTGGAAGCTTATCTTAATAATCGGACCGTCAGTTCTTAATAATTGGACCGTCAGTTCGACTTAATTAAGGTAAACTAATACCAGCACACCTGGTACCCATGCTTTATCAACACACCAAAACCGGCGCTCGGGTCAAAGTTATTAGTGAATGGGATAACGGTGACTGGTTCATGGTCGAAGACCAGGACGGTCGCCTTTATACCGTATACAAGACTGAGATCAAACCGGATGAGTCAGCCAATAAAACGGTTAAGACTCTACAGGTAAAAGACAAAGCAGCAAAGGAAGCGCCCCGTGCGTTTCCCCCAGATCATCGCTTAAATATTAATTCAGCAACCGCTCAAATGATTGCTGATCATATTAAAGGGATTGGGCTCAAGACAGCACGTGAGATTAAAGACATACAGACGAGTCTTTCTGGTGAAAAGTTCAGTAATCTAGATCAGTTAAAACAGATTAAACGTGTTGATTGGGACTCTGTATTTGCTGCTGATCTGGTACGTGTGTGATGTAAGTCCTGCTTCGGCGGGGCTTTTTCATTTTAGAATTGAAATAAAGTAGTAAAATGACAAATTCAGGTGGTAGGTTCTTTGTAGGGAATATTGGCAGTACTGGTACAGCCACTGGCCCTCACATACATAAATATGTCAAAGATTTAAAGACAGGTTCTTATATTGATCCAGCAACAATTAAAAGTGCTTTAACAGGTGTTCAGATAGGAGAAAAAAGAATACCTTTGGTTAGACGTACTTCTACTGGTGGGCTTGAGTGGAATCCAGATACAGGTTTAACAGTTACTTCAAGATTTGGGGAAAGGGGCGCACCTACTGCAGGAGCATCAACGAACCACAAAGGAATAGATTTTGCTGGCGCAGCTGGAACTCCTGTTTATTATCAAGGATACGGCAAAGCGTTACCTATACCAGCAGCAGGTGGATATGGTAATTTAATGACGTTTAAAACAGCAGATAATAAATATGAAGTAGGTTTTGGACATATGAATAAACTAGGACCAGAAGCACAGGTATATCCATCTAATTTAAATTCAAAGCCAACTGCACCTGTATTACCAGCATCTGATTTTGCTATTTATAACCAGGGACAACAAGCAGGACAAGGGTTAGGTGCTTTAGCAACGTTAGGTTTTATGAGTAAATTATTTGGTCAAGCCAGAAGAGATAGAAGCAGCTCAATGGGTTTATATGGAGATTTAATGGGTTCTTTATTAAAACCAAAAAGTGATCCGACTACTGATTTTCTAATGAGTTATATGATGCAAAATCCGTATGAAGCATGAGATTGATTTATTACACCTATAATAAAAGAATGATGGTAACAAGAAGTGCAGCTATCTGATTTTGACAAAAGTAGAGTAAGGTACCATCTAGGATATTTTACTGTTTCTATTCCAGCAGGAGACTACGCTCGTCTGGAAGAAGCAATGAATACTATACCTGATTCTTATTTTTACAATAAGATTACTATTCAGGTTGGTCGTTGTGATACAGCAGAAAAGAAAACTGAAGTTGCAAGTTCTCCTTCCACAAGGATTGAAAGTATTCTTGGAGACGTAGACCGCACTATCCGATCTTCTAATGCAAAAGAAGCCCTTAAAGTATGGGATGAAATATACTTGTATGAAACAAATCGGCTAGCAATGATTCTTTATGTACCAAATTATAAAGATCCATTCCAAGCACGGTATCGTTATGAACGTTCAGGTGCTGAATATATCCAAGCATTACCTGGACCCGCTGATACTGCCGTAGGTAGTAATCTTTATCTTCACGTAAACCATAGGTAGTATCATGAATCCACTTCAATTTTTAAATGCAATAAAAGGATATGGTGCTAAAGCAGCTCCTCAAGCTTTAGTAGACACTATTACTGACCCGTTAACATATCGAAAATTAGCAGTAGACGCTGAAAAATTATTAGGTCGTAATCTTCCGCCTCAGTTTGCAGGATCTAACTTTGGTAATATCCCTACTCGTATTACGGGTTTGCTTAATGATCTTTCTGGAACTTCTGGTGCGCAACGAGCTGTGCAGGCTGCAGGAGCAAATAGAGCGATTCAAGCACTGAATGTACCACAACTTGCCAGAACAGCCACACAAAACGCTGAGGGTTTATTACGAGCACCAAATATTGGTCAAGGCTTAGTACGACAAATAACGACTCGTTTACCCGAAGCAGCACAGACTTTTGATCCTTTTACGCGAGATTATGGTTTAACTAGGGAGTTAATGCAAAGAGCAGGAGGAGGAATGCAAGGTGTTGCCAAATCTCTTCTTCCAAAAACCGCTTTTCCTTTTGATGATCCCTTAACTCTTTTAAAAGGACAGGCACGTTATGCACAACGGCAAATACAAGGAGGAATTGGACAGATTGGAGGTGTTGGTGGTCTAATTCAAAATTTAAATAAAGCAGCTAGTCCATTGTTTCAATCTTCTAATATTGTTAAAAATATTCCTGTAATCGGTTCTTTACCTGCGTTCGCACGTAATATGTTAATACCAATATCCCCCGCTGGTATTGCATTATCTTTACTTGGAATAGAAGGGTCATCTCCACAAGGATTTGATAATTGGAGTCAGCTTGGCTACAAATCAAAAGAAGACATGAAGAATAAGATATATACACAGACAACAAAAGAAGGAATATTAGATACAGGACGTTATATCCCTGGCAACCAACAAAAAACTATTTTTACAAAACAATTTGATCCAGCACCTCCCGTTACTAACCCCCCTGTTGACCCAGGATTTATGCTAGCAGGCGATCCAAACACAGGTGCAGGAACACCAGATCAACGACGTGTAATAGAAGAACGTAATTATCAAACCCAATTAAGTAATGCTAAACAACAATATGCCACACCCGATCCTATGTCTCCAGACTTTCAAGGATATCCAAATGAATTAGCTGCTCAGTATGGATTAGAGCGAGCCTACGGCGAAGAATTAAAACAAGCTGGAACTTTAGTACCCCAGTTACAAGAGGCAGGAGCAGGCGCTGGCATGACAGCTGAAAATTTTGCAACTTGGGCTAAAGCAAATCCAGGACTTGCTGTACGTCTACTAAGTCAAGGACAAAGAAACTAAAATGGCACCTAACGTTATTAGTCCACAAGCTGCTGCTCTTTTAAGAGTTATCCGCCACGCAGAAGGAACTGCTGGTCCACAGGGATATTCTACGATGTTTGGTGGAGGTCAATTTGATCCATCAAAAGGACATCCAGATCGAGTCGTAAAAAGTGGTGGGTATTCTTCAGCCGCAGCAGGCGCGTACCAATTTATGCCAGACACCTGGAGAGGCGTGTCAAGTAAACTTAAACTTCCAGACTTCTCTCCTGCTTCACAAGATTTAGGTGCTTTACAGTTAATTAGAGCCCGTGGTGTGAATCCAGATCAACCATTAACACCGCAAAGTTTAAATAAATTAGCTCCTGAGTGGGCATCTTTACCTACACTAAAAGGCACTAGTTACTATGGGCAACCTGTAAAAGCGGTTAAAGAATTATTAAATATATATCAACAAAATTTAAAGCCTGCTTCTTCTTCTGTGCCAAAGAAGCCACAGCAACTATCACAAGCAATTGAAGCAGGTAATTTATTTGGAGAAATGACATTAGAAAACATTATGAGACAAGGAATACAAGAAGAATTTTTAACTAGTTTGATTCAACCAGAAGAAGATAAAACCAATTTATTTGCTGAACTTTTAAATCAAACTAGACCATATTACAGTTGAATAAGTTAGAATTTAAATACGAAGAATTAAGGTAAAGAAATTGTCATCTACTTCCACAAATAAACAGCCATTGTTTATTGATCGTCCTTTATTTGATACTGTACGTGTAACAACACAGACAGTTGGTAGTGCAGGCTCCAATACACTAGAAGTACAAGGGGGGCAGGTTCCTTCAATCCTTGTTGACGTAGACGCAGCTCTTAGTGATGACACAAACAATGGTGTTGTTGTAGACGCTATTACAATTGCCCGCAGTGATTTCTATAGGTCAGAAGATTACACCTTGAGTGCAGCCACATCAGGTACAGTAGTTTCAATTGCCAGTGGTCAAATTATCAATGTAACAACAACAGGAAGTTTTACTGGTCCAGGCGTTGTTGAAAGTGGTATCGGTTATTACACATACACAGGATCAACTACATTAACAGGCGTTAACACAACACTGCGTTACTCAGGTGGCACCTCCTCAGGTTTCACATATAAAGGTGTATCCTATGGGCAACAACCTGCCGTAACTTTTGTTTTCTATCAAACTCGTGGTACAACAGTACCAATCCCCGCATCTTTTGACTACCACATATTGTTTGCTAAGACTGTTCCTGATGGTAGCGGTGTAATTGATTGCTCTGATGTGATGCCCCAGTTGGCGGCTCCTGTTATGTCTGCTGGTAATACCAACGGTTTAGGCAGTACTGCACCCCTCCGCAATAAAGGAATCTACCTGGAACGGGGCGATCGTTTATACGTAGGTGTTTTCCCTGATGGGCCTAATGTTGGTGGGTACACTCCAGGAGCACATGTATATGCACAAGGTGGTTTCTTCTAACAATGCCTCTTAAAGGCAATACTAGTTTTGGATCCTTTGGTAGACCAAAAGATTTTAAACCTTTTGAAATAAAACCGATCACCACAGAGTTTTCACAAGGGGGTGTACCAGGTTCAATTACTGTATTAAACAGAGAATCAGCATGGGCTAGATGGCGTCGTGGCTATGAAATATACTCTTCTAATATCTACAACAACCCATATGAATTCAAATTTATTTATAACATTCCTTTTCCTTCTGGAACAATAACACCCTCCGGTTCCAATCCGACATCTATAGTCTCAGGCGCTTTTAAAGGTTTTCCAACTCGAACAAAAGAATTTGGAATGCACTGGACTGGATTAAGACGAGGGGGGAATATGCGTACAGATAATTTACTTGATTCAACAGGTACCAGGCTTTCTATCGCAGGTGTAACAGAAGATTCTTCTTATTGGTACATACAATTAGCTGGAACCTGGAGCTCAGGCAATCCTTTACCTTCTCCTTTATTTGCCACGGTATCCGGTATAACAACACCTTTGAAACCAACTAATGGTGAAATACTAGAAGATAGAATCCTCACCGTTAGTGGTGAAGTGCTTACACCTGATTCCATTAATCCAGATACACAAAAAAGATATGGTTATGTTCAGGCTGTCTTAATAGATGTCATTGAAGATACAGGTGTTCTAAAACTAAAAAAGGCAGGGTCAGTAGAAGTTACACCTGATAAACAATTCTTAACCCCCTCGACAAAACCTCCTGCTCTTGGACGATTCCTATTGACAGGTAATAGGTATGCCTGCACGTGTCAAGATTTCACACGCAGAGAATATACCTTCATGACAACAATCAATGATACAAGTAAAGCGAAAAGGAGAAAATACTTTCCTCATTCTAGTGTTGCTTCTGTTAAGCCAGGGCGACACGAAGATACTTTGAGTGACGGCGTATATAACAATAATGCAATGGTAACATCCTTAGAAAATAGGTCTTTGAATGTAGAAGCGCCTAGTGCGTTGTTTGTGCTACCTGATTCAATTGCAACATCAGCAGTAAACCGTCTATCAACAAGAGACAACCCTGGTATATATCAAGATTTTGGAGCTACGTATAAACGTAATATAGAAGCTCCGTCTCTCCCTGGTAACAAACCAGATGGTTTACCTGTATTTGAAGACTACACAGTCTCTCAAGACGTTATAATTTCTTTGGGAGATTACTGGGAACCTGTATTAGATGAGATGCGTTATTGCAAACATGTCTATGCACTTAAGTTTGCAGAAAGAGTATTTCCTCCCGAACCTTCCGACTATCCTGTTGAATATGAATCAATGGCGGAATGGGAACAAACCCTAGTACAAGAAGCAGAAACTAATCAACAGAAATATGAAACGTTTCAAGTAACCAAGAATTCTTTAAGTTATATGGATGTTCCTCCTTATAATTGTCAGTCACCAACCGTTGCACCTATGTTGCAAAAACTATTTAATATTCCTAATCAAATCGTATTCTTGTCAGGGTTCACCATGATAGACAAGACAGGGCGTACATATGTACCAGCCTCAGGTGAAAAACCTTCTCTTTAGTTTTTTGTAGTATAATACAACAAAGGTTAAAACCTTGTAAGTTTAAGGGCCGACAAATCTTGTATTCAGAGTCGGTTCTGGTTATAGTCCAGGTAAAAATATGATCCCCTCCCATGACCCACGTAATTTCTCCTCCTCTAGATCAGAGGATAGTTGACGATTTTTTCCAGCTGGCACAAAGCAGAAAAACCTATAGGCTAGCTTGGTTTTATGGAATGCTTGCCACCTTTGGTGTAAAAGCTGAACACCTCTGGGGGTTTACCTGGAACCCAGATGGTACTATAAACATTCAAAACAAAAAGAAACCGATTCGACCCATGCACCCGCAGTGGGTTTTCTTGTTTCAACTAAAAGAAAAACAGCCTTCAGATCTTGAAGACTGTTGGAAAGATGCTTGGTTACTAATCTATAAAGCAATGGCATGCAAAGAAGTTCAATGTAATGTGTTTGAACTCCTTTTGGCCTATAAGATGCGTAAAACCTTCTACAAGCCCTCTAAAGCATCGAAGGTACTAGAACCTGCTCTTGCTTGTTCATAGTCTTCTGAACAGCTCTACGGTTCCACAGGTAACTCTCTCTGGAGTATGTCTTACCTTTGAAGGCAGCATAGTGACGTCCCAGCTTTAATGTGCCATCATCTCGCATACGCAATAGGTCTGTGCGGGAAACTTCAAGAGTTGCTGCCATTTGATTGGTTGTCAACCATCCAGTGGGTGTGCACATAAAATAAAAGGCTTTTTACATATTTACAATACAGAAAAGAGTACCTGGCTGCAAGGGTTTAACAAAGGCTTTAGAAGTTTACTATTCGTCACAGAGATTGGGCTAGCTTAAAATTAGGTAATGGCAATTATAGAGTATGTTCGCAACAGAGCATGATCCTCTCGCCCTACTGGTTGAATTAACCCCGAAGCTTGCTAAAAGACGTTTTCGAGAAGAGATATACAAATCCTGGGATCACTGTTGTGGTTATTGCGGTGCTACTGCAACAAGTCTTGACCACATTATTCCACGGTTTAGGTCTGGCTCTAGTAATAGAAACAATCTTTTACCTTCTTGCCAGCAATGTAATAATCATAAAGGCAGCACCAAGATGGAAGAATGGTACCTGTTACAAGATTTTTTTAGTGATGAAAAATACCAACGAATTAAAGACTGGACAAACCAAGAGGTTTTTGATCTTTTCCAGTACACTAGTGATTATATGAATTATAAACAGACAAGTTAATGGGACTTTCATATCTAGCAACAAACCTTGAAGGTAAACGGTGGCTAATAACGCCAGAGAAAACAGATTATGACGAAAGTGCCTCAACTAGTGCAGCAGCAAAGTATCAAACAGCTATTGATAAATACATAAGTGAGGGAGGTAAAGATGGAACAGAAATGAAAAAAATGGTTGACAAAAAAGCAAAATTACTTACTGAAGATGGCGCAAATGATACCGCTAACAAAGCTAATGCAGCTTTAAACATTGCAAATACTAAAAAAAATGAAGCATACCAAAAAGTTGTAAATATAGCAAAGAATACAGTAGGAAAAGATTATAAAACACAAAGAGAATTTATAAGACAGTTAGATATTGATGAGGACACAAAAACAAAACTTGAAAATAGTTTTGATATTTTTTATAGTAATGAAAAAGTGCCCTCAACAAGCCGTTGGAATCCTGAGAACGCATTGGAGGCACCTGTTCCTTTATCAGAACGTTCTAAAAATAAAGGAGACGTTGATACAAAATTTTACAAAACACAAGATATCCAGTCAGTAAAAGATGCTGTTACAAAATGGGACACAGCAGTAAAAGAAAAAGATCTTGATGTTTTATTACTTTACAATAATGATGAAAATGATTTTTATCGCGCACACTACGCAGACAATAGTCCCAAAGACAAATCTATACGTGCTTACAAAGCAGAAAGCATAGAAAAGGTAGACAAAGAAACGCTTTTAAATATTGATAAAAAACTTATTACAGACATTACAGCATTAACCCCAGAAGAAAAAAGTGCATCTGGCACAACTTTTGAAGCTTACCTCACAAATATATTAGGAGCTGATGAAATAAAAAACACAAAAAAATATGGGGCGCTTGCGCAAAACGTATTAAAGGATACTATAGCGGAATTAGAAAAAGTAAAAGCACAAGAAGCCCAATGGGATATGTATCGAAATCTAGGGGGTTTTGCTGAAATCCTTGATCTAGGATCAACACTAGCTGATTCGATTCGAGCTGACGTAGGAGTAGGAGGATTTTTGCCTAAAGGTAAAGATGGAACAAAAGACTTAGAAACACAATTAGGAAATATCACAGGCATGCAAAGCCATGTTACGTACAATTGGCAAAAATGGTTTGATGAAACACTTACTAAAAAATATGGGATAGATTATACGGAATTTGCAGCAACAGAAGAAACACTTGATATTGTTAATGCAGCTTTAAAAAATGCATTAAAAACTGAACCTAGTAAGATTTTTAATGAAACAGATAAAAAATTTACTAAAGAGTTTATAGAACAAGCAGGATTTAAATCCAATGAAGAACTTGTTCAATTTCTAGGGAAACAAGGAGAAACAGGAACAACACTACTAACAGGTCTTCAAGCTGGAACCTTAACGAAAGAAAACCTAGAAGACCAGAAAACAAAGCTTAATAAAACTATTGCTGACCTTGAAGGCAAGAAAAATAGAGACCTTGAACTTACATTTAAAGACGGAGAAAAAATTCCAGAAGAAGTTGCTGTGGAAGCTTCTTTTGCACGTCAATTTATAGATGAATATTTAAAACCTCGTTTTGATTATTCTAAATCTATGGACGAATTTACAGATTATATGAACGTAGATAAAGAATATAAAAACCCATTTCAAACAACAGATCGCTTAACACAAATAAAAGATTATGCTTACACACAAGCTAAACAAATAGAAGAAGATTTAAAAGATAAAACATATAACGAACTTTATATAGATTCTAATTTTGACGCAGCTTTTTACATGAATCCAGTAGATGAATATGCAAATGAAAATAAACAAGCTATTTACAAAGAACAAATAGAAACAATTAATGCTACTTGGGAAAACGTGAAAAAAGAGCCTAATCAACTTATTGACCCAACTAATCCAGGTTCAGGTACATGGGCAGAATATGCTTATTATTATGGAGCAGATTTAACAAAACAAAAAGATTTTGCAGCTTTGCATTATGACCTTATAGGTAAGAAGAACAATTTTGATGCAGCTGAAGATCCTGCCTCTAAATTACAAAGGCAATTAAATAAACCAATATATGACAAAGCACAGAGCATAGGAACAGTTTTTGGTGAATTTATTACAGCAGATGGATTTGCAGATCAAGTATTAAAAACTATTAACCCATTAGACAATAATGAAGGATGGAAAAAAATAATAAATAAATTTAATTTAGATTCAGACACTTCAACTGATGACGTAAGAGATGCAATTAAAGCAAGCATTACTACTGGATCAGCACAAGTAATTAGAAATAACATTAAAGAATTACAAGAATTAGGAAAAACTCCTACACAAAAAAACTTAGGAGCGTCTTATATTGAACGCCCCGAGACAGATACAGCAGCAACAGAAAAAAGTGAGTTGTACAATAAATTTAAAACAGCGGGATACAAAGGAACTGAGCAAGAATTTTATTCTAATTACATGCCGGATACTAGTCCTGAAGATATTAAATTTCTATCTTCTGTTACCAAAGGGAAGATACCTGAAATTGATACAAGTTTCTTAAAGAGTTCTGATCCATTCGCAATGCTAGATAAAATATCAGAACTAGAATCGCCCGTACCTAAATCAACAAAAAAAGTAAAATCAGATAGTTACTTTAAAATAGGATTAGATGATGAAGAAGAGGATCTTCCTTCGGCTGATTCATTTCTTGGAGACTACGCCTCACTATTTAAATAACAATGTCAGACAAACATAAAAAAGCAGCTAGTGCCGCTGGCCGCTACAAAAAAGAATCAATGGAGTGCAACAAACCAAGGCGTGCTCCAGCTGGCGACAAACACAAGTATGTTGTAAAGGGGTGCCAAGATGGTAAAGAAGCACTTGTTCGTTTTGGTCTAAGAGGATACTCTGATTACCTTTCACATAAAGATGAAAAAAGACGGGCTAACTTTAAAGCTCGTCATAACTGCGATGAAAAAAAAGACAAACTAACTCCTGGCTATTGGGCTTGTAACCATAATTGGTAACTATTTTTAAAGCTAACAAAATTAAAATATTGTATGTATGATAGGTGTAATGTGTCTACCTTTATCATGCAAGCCTTACCTACTGGTATTGACATCATTATAAATTATGAGGGGTACAATGAAAAGGCGTTCTCAGATCCAACTACTGGTGGGGCACCCTACACGATAGGTTTTGGAACACAATACTATCCTGATGGTGAGCCAGTAGAACGAGGTCAGCTATGTACCTATAAAAAAGCTAAAGAATATCTTCTGCATGAAGTAGAAAAAATTAATAAACTTTTAATAAAAGAAGTGCCTGATCTAGACGAATACATGAAAGAAGCTTTGATTTCTTTTATCCACTCTATCGGATGGGAGCCTTTTCTTTACAGTGATATCCTAGATGCAATAGAAGAAAACAAATGGGACGCCGCAGCAGAAGAAATGTATAGATGGGTATTTGATCAAGATTACCAAGTAATCAGTAATTTAATCCATCGGCGTAGGGATGAAATTGATTTGTTCTTAACAAAAGTACAGAAGAACGGTTATGGGTTTGGTGGGCAACTTCTACTAAATGCTTTTATGCTTTTTGATTCATCTTCTAATCAAATCAAAGCTATTAAACGTCTAGAGTCGGGTATTCATGCCGTTATCCTTGCTGAATTTGCTAATGAATTCAAGTTGCCGGTATTGCAGCAAGGTGAAATTACAGTGTAAGCTTTAGAATAGATACAGGCAGAAAATGAAACCTCTAATGGACCCCTCATGTGAGCCCAAAGAATTAGAACTCTCTCTGGAGTTTCAATTTGCTATGCGCAAAGCTGAGTTACGTGCATCAGAAATGACATGGGAACAACTTCACCAAGCTCTATTAAACCTATATCAACAACGCCTTATTGAGATCACAGCTATCAAAGACATAATGGAAGAAGAGGGCGTTAATATTGAATTCGATATCCCCACAGAACTGGAACTAGAAGAACTAGCTTTTATGTGTGGAGATGACGAAGAAGATGACGATGAAATTGATGAGGACAATCTTCAGCCATTCTGAACACGGTCCAGGTACCACGTAGCCTTCTTGAGAGATTCATCTTGTTCCTTCAAGCGTTCACGCCATACATATTTAATTGCATTACCCTTGCAGTATCCACGAAATTCTTCAGGCGTTAATGCCGCTTTGATCCCCTCAATACACTCAACAGATCCTTGGTTGTAGTGAAGAGGGTTATTGACTGCGTCTATTGGATCCCGCGACGCATCGCTGATAGTTGCTTCTCTCGTGTTGGTATTGCACCTAGATCCAATACTACTGCACCCTTCGGTAGAGGAGCAGCTCCCACTTCCATCCCCTCCTCCACACTTGGAATATATCCAGTCAATCCAGGACGAGTGTTTGACATTGGTGAAGTCGGACATTGATTCCCTTCTAAGGCAAGGTTTTGACGAGGCCGATCCGCTTGGGTCAAAGCCAGACCTCTATTATACTGATCATACAAGGGAACGTCATTCTCCTCGTTATCCAGTTGTTCACCAAAGTCACAGGCAGTTAGTGCACGTCTGTTAACTTCATCACCATTGTGCATGAAACCGTCAAGGAAATCGTGAGCACCTATTGCGTTATGCATTTGCTTAAATCTTCTTCGTTTACAATATTAACATGGGACGATTCAACCAACCACTAAACAAGGCAGGGAAGCAATCAATCCCTGGTACTTACGACCCGTCACTTGACGCGGGAACATCAGCAACAGATACATCAGACCTTAACCCAGGTCGTGCATACGATGTTGATATTCGACGTCTAGATAACGATGAACGCACCATTGCTAAAAGAACTGATAATGAAAGGCAACAAGAAAGAATAAATAAATTTATGGCGGCAGCAAAGTCAGCAGGTAAGTTTAAACAAAGTGCATTACTTAATGAACCAACCAGTGCTGATCAAGGAGAAACCTTCTCTCCTGTCGGAAGTGTAGGGTATGCCCGTAAACCACAACCTAATTTTGGCTCACCCTTCATCTAGATAGTGTCCATAATCTTGCATCTCTAAAGCATCTTGTAATTGTTGAAACATTTCTTTAATCATGTTTAAAGTCCACTGAACATTATCCGCTTTAAATCTAGATAACTCAGCCATCAACAAAGGGTTATTTTGATGGACTACTGTATCAGTAATAATTTGTAACACTCTAAGGCGTTGATCTACATCAAGCGAAGTTGTTTTCATACTCGACACGTCACAATCTCTTTTGCTTGATCTTGGTACTTACCTTCGCGATCTTCATAGGTAGTACTGCAAGGGTTACCACGAAAAAATAAGAGTTGAATAATACCTTCATTCGCATAAATACGATTAAACAATGGAGTAGCATTACTAATTTCAAGTGTTAAATGGCCGCGCCACAACGCTTCCGCAGGCGTAATATTTGCAATAATCCCTGTTCTAGCGTATGTACTTTTCCCCATTGCAACAACAGTTACATCTGCTGGTAGCGATAATCGTTCTTCTGCTACTCCTAAACAATAACTATAAGGAGGAATAAGAAAGTACTTACCTCTTTCATCTTCTAATAATTCAACAGGACGTAAGATATCAAGATTAAAATTCTTTGGATCAGTTTCACCAACATCAATTCGACCAAGAATTAAACATTGCGTGGGCGACAACCGAATGTCATAACCGTAAGAACCAAGTCCATAACTTAAAACACGTCTCCCTTCCTCTTCCTTAACCATATGATCAACAAATGGACTGATCATCTCATGATTTAAAGCTAAATCCTTGATTTCAAGATCGCAAAGAATGCTCATCTAATGCCTGACTTTTGTTTACTGTACTGCAGTTACAAGGAAAATGCTTGTTTCTTAATAAAGAACACGACCTTTCTCTTCGTAAACATCTATGAACCTTTGGGTAGCTTCTCCAGAGTTATCTTTAGGTTGTAGGTAGACTAGTAAACTTGTACACGTCCGGTGTTTATCTATTCCTTTGCTGGAATACTTAATTAATTCAGGAGGTGTTTTAAGGATACAAACAGGAAAGTCAAATATCTTTTGCTCATATCGAATCATGTCAGGACAATTGGTAAAGAATAGACCCTGCTCAATTTCATTATTCAACCAAGCACGATACAACCTCTGGAACCACACAGCATGAGATGACGTAACAGTACCCGCACTAACCCGAGTCATCTTCCATTTATCTAGCGCCTTATTAAAAAAGTAAGATCCACTAGGTGGAAATAGATATACCTTACCAAACCACTGTTGTGCATTAAGACCATCGTCTTGAGGCGTGAAATATTTTATAGCACCTACGTATTCATTTGCAGTGTGGGAACTAGCAGGATCCAAGTCAATTTCACCCATTAACATATGAGCGGCTGCCGCTAGATCAGAGTTTGTAATTAACTCTTGATCTTCTTTCCTTAATGGTTTCATTGGTCTGTTAACTGGTTGTAGTCTATTTGGAAATAGCGAATGCCATCGTTATCGTTGATGATATAACCAGCACTTGCTTCTGGATCAATCTTTTGAGCTGACTCAAGAATACGTCGCAGACTCTCTGCTAGATCACCGTTA